CAATTATATTTTGAAGACGGAAACACTTATCTAAAGAAGGGAACCACTAACAGTTTAAGAGTAACAACTAATTCAGGCGAACTAGAGATCGGCCCACAGAACGGTAACTTCTGTCATTTTACAACTAATGTCCCAGCGTTTTGGTTTTCAAAGCTGACTTACTTTGAGCAAAACATAATGCCTTACAACACCAACGTAAGGTCTTGTGGAACAACCGCTAATCGTTGGGCTAATGTTTATTCCGCAGCAGTAAATATTGAAGACGACAATACTCTTACTCAACACTTGTTGCATCTGAAAGGGGGAGGTTCCAGCGGTGCATACGGTATGCTGGTTGAAGCAGCAAATGGAACTGACCTTTTTAAAATTGATACGTTAAGTTATAAAGTAACATTTCCGAGCGGGTATCCAGTTGGCATCGGGACTGATGCTCCTTTTGGTACACTTCAGTGTAATAGCTCAAGTGGCTCAAATATATATATCACTCGGACAAATGCAGATACGTCCAGTGCATTTGGGAGTATTATTTTTGGGAACACAAACTGGGATTCTAGTTGTGCTTCAATAACTGGAACTCAGGATGGGGCAAACGATAAGGGTAGATTAGATTTTGGAACTCAGGATTCAGTATCTGGAGGCGTTGTGAACCGCATAAGAATAAAATCTAACGGTGAAACGCATATTGGTGCAGACGCACAAGGAGTTGCAATTCACGGGAATACTTCTGGGTTAGGTTCTATTGTCGGAGTTAACCGTGCTGGCAGTGCATATAAAGCGTTAGAAATTAATGCGTCACCCGTTTATTTAAAACACGCTGGAGCGACTAAGCTTCAAACTACCGCAACAGGAGTTCATGTTACTCATGCTTCTGATATTTCACCAACTAGTGGTGCGGCAGGGCAATTTGTAGTTACTGGAAACGGTTATTCTACATTTCTAGCAATGGACGCAACTGCGGCATATTTTGGACACAATTCTAGTGGTAGGCATTTGAGATTGATGACGAATGAAACCACTAGGCTTGCGATTGATGGCAGTGGTACATACATACATTCATATACGAATTTTCTTCCAGTTAGTAACGGCTCATACAATTTAGGAGGAACCAACAACCGTTGGTCTAATGTATATTCTGTAGCTGGAAACTTTTCTGGTTCAGTAGCAATTGCCCAAGGTCAGTTACTTTATTTAGACGGAGGCAGCAATACTTATATGTACTCCGACACTGCCGATTCAATTGCAGTTGCAACAAATTCGTCTGTTCGCCTAACTATTAATAATTCAGGTGTAACTGCCAACACTGGATATATAGCCACATCAAATTCTACAAACGGATACATAGCAGCAAGAACCTATTTACAACTAACAGCATCAGCAACTCCAACAAGCGGATCGTACATAGGGAAGCTTTACGCTTACAACGATTCAAACGCTATGTTGTATTATCGGGATGGTGCAAACACTTCACACGCACTTCATTCAGCTTCTGATTACAGATTAAAAGAAAATGTCACAGATTATTCTGGTGATGATGCAGTGGCTTTAGTTAAGGCAGCACAAGTAAAGAGATTTGATTTTAAAGAGAACAGATGCCCAGAGGAACACCGCATGAACCGTGTCGGATTCCTAGCACATGAACTGCAAGAAGCAGGGTGTGATCTGGGTGCAGTGGTTAGCCTTGAGAAAGATGCAGTAGATAATTTAGGTAATCCAAGAATGCAATCGGTGGATTACAAGAATCTTGTGCCTGTGCTTTGGGCAGCACTGCAGGACGCATTGAAGAGAATAGAAGATTTGGAAAATAAATAATATGGCAAATAATAACACATATCGCTTGGTTCGCTTTGAACCTCGTTGCCTCGCAGATAACAAATCGTGTGTCTGTGAATTAGTAATCGGCCTCACTGGTGAAGACGGTGAGGGTAACTCTGCATATATAGACGGAATCTGGAAACCGGAAGAAGGCACTATGCTTATGCTTAATGATTTAACTGCTGAGAAATCTTCAGAGATCGTTAATCAATTTGCTGCGGATAACAACTGGTGGAGTAGTTTGGATTCACAAATAGAAGCTCAGAAAGCTCAACCCGTGAACGCTGAAAACTTTGAAGCACCTGAAGTGACTTTGGACACAACAGTGGAACCAACTGTAGTTGAAGAGAATATAGTTGCTGATGGTGAAGAAATAAGCGACAATGATGGGCCTTCTGATGAATCATCGGAAGAAACAGAATAAAAAGAGATGAAACCTAGCGACCAAGAAACTAAAGAAGCCCTAGAAGGTCTTCAAGTAGTCTATTCAGCAGCAGCTAACGCTCCCCTAACAGCAGCACAACATCAACAAGTGCAAGCAGCAGGAGAGAAAGTAGCCAAGGTATTGAATGAACTTAACGGTACAAACGTTGAGTCACCATCAGGAGATATTGAAGTTGTAAAAGACTAGCAATCATGGAAACAACAAGTGGATACCTTAAAGATATTCGGAATAAACGGAACGGTCATGGGTGTAGTAACTCTGACTGACCTTGAACTCATCTTAAAGATTATCCTACTTGGTGTCACCATAGCGTGGACATTAGGAAAGGCAGTCAACGAATGGCAGCGAATAAGGAACAAAAGCTAAGTAACCTGTTTGATTTAGTCTGTGATGATCTCACAGGAAGAATTAGTAGCGGGGAAGCCACTTCGACTGATCTTAACGTTGCTCGTCAGATGCTTAAGGATAACGGGATTACTTCTACTCCTGCAGAAGCTTCCCCTTTGCATGGACTTGCCAACACTCTCCCATTTCCTTCATCTGAGGACATTAAAGAGGCTAAGGAAGCTCATTAAGTGTCTTTATCCTAAAAGTCCCTTAGAAAGGCATCTGAGGCCTTACAATGGCCTATTCTGTACCTGACGAACTGAAAGACTTTAGGAACTTCCTGTATCTTACATGGAAGCATCTAGGGTTACCTGATCCGACACTCACGCAGTATGACATTGCGGGGTATGTTGATACAGGGCCTCGTCGTTGTTGTATTCAAGCATTTCGTGGAGTAGGCAAGAGTTGGATTACATCAGCTTATGTGTGCCATCAGCTTCTATTGAATCCTTCTATGAACATACTGGTGGTCTCTGCCAGTAAAACACGTAGTGATGATTTCTCTACGTTTACTTTAAGGCTAATCAATGAGATGCCTATTCTTAAACACCTGATTCCTAGAGAGGAACAAAGGAGCAGTAAGATAGCGTTTGATGTAGGTCCTGCACCTGCTGCTCACGCTCCTTCTGTTAAATCAGTGGGAATTACAGGACAACTTACAGGAAGTCGTGCAGACCTGATCGTGGCAGACGATGTGGAATCTCTGAATAATTCTCTCACACAGCAGATGAGGGACAAGATTCAGGAGACTATTAAGGAGTTTGATGCTGTACTTAAACCTGACGGAAGAATCGTATATCTAGGGACACCACAGACAGAAATGTCTATCTACAATGTTCTACCTCAACGGGGATACGAGATACGCATATGGCCTGCAAGGATGCCTTCAAAGAAAGCTTTAGCAGCTTACGGTCATAGACTAGCCCCTTACATTGTCGAGAAGTGTGAAACACACCCTGAAGGATCGCCTGTAGACCCGCAAAGGTTTGACTCTACTGACTTAGATGAACGTGAGGCTTCTTACGGTAAAAGTGGATTTGCCTTACAGTATATGCTGGATACCTCCTTAAGCGATATAGGCAGGTATCCCTTACGTTTAAGCGACCTTATTATCCATTCTTTAGACAAAGACGTTGCATCTCCTAAGCTCACTTGGGCGTCATCCCCAGAATTAGAGTGTAAAGACCTAGAAAGTGTAGGACTAGCAGGAGATAGATACTACAGGCCTATGGAAATTGCAGGTAATCATTTACCTTACACAGGAGCAGTTATGAGTATTGACCCTGCTGGTATGGGTAAGGACGAGACTGCTTATGCTGTTATTAAAATACTCAACGGACAGCTTTTCCTAGTGGCTTCAGGGGGCTTCCTAGGGGGTTACACTAAAGACGTCTTACGAGAGCTAGGGGCCATTGCTAAGAACAATAAAGTAAACGAGATTGTCGTAGAGTCTAACTTCGGTGACGGAATGTTTTCTCAGTTACTAAAGCCTGTCCTTAGCGAGGAAGTAGGGTATCCATGCACTGTTGAAGAGGTAAGACACTCAATTCAGAAAGAAAGACGAATTATTGATACCTTAGAACCTGTAATGAACTCCCATAGGCTTATTGTGGACCCTAAGGTTATCTTAAGTGATCTTAGGGGAAGTGACAGAGAAGGAGTAAGCAACATTGACAGTGACTTACGAATGTCACTCACAGGTGATCCCCAATTGTACTCATTGTTCTACCAGATGTCAAGACTAACGTTTCAAAAGGGAGCCTTAAGGCATGACGATAGGCTTGATGCTCTTGCTATTGCTGTTGGATATTGGGTAGATCACATGGAGAAAGACATTGAACGAGGCATCAAAGACTACAATGAAGAACGTATGGATAAAGCCCTAGAGAGTTTCATGGACTCTCACAATAAACTATGGGGTAAGCAAGAGGCTACCACGTGGATGTAAGACCCTGTTTGTAACAATAGCAGCCCCTACTTGGATACTTTTGGCAGGAAAATCCGAG